CAAAAGAAATCACAAGTCACCAACAATATATTTCAAGTATGAACGAGTATTATCAGGAGCACCTGATAGAGAATTCTGTTCATCAATAGAAAACAGATACTTTCGTAGATTAGAAATTGATTTATTAAGGGATACAAATGTAGAGTTTGGACACGAAGGTCAAGCATACTCAAAGTGGTTGTATAAGGGTGGTCCAAATTGTGTTCACGCTTGGAAGAAATACTTATTCCAAAACAAATCAAAATCAGATGAAGGGTTCGCAGAAGGTAAGGCAGGTATGCCACCAAAGTCAATGCCGAATAATGGATACTACTCACCAGAAACAAAAAGAAAATCAGAGGTTGCTTATATCGTATCCCAACAGAATATGTCTAAACAAATGTTTAAGGCAGACGATGAACAACGAATGATTTATACTCCACTTATGTTACCAAACATTCTTATTCCAAGAATTGAAAATGATGAAACATATTTCGTAAGATTTAAACCAGAAGTAATTGAAAAGATTAGAAATAAGTTTATGATTGAGGGTAGGTTAAGAGCCTCAAACCTTGAACATAGTGACCAAAAGTTTAACGATATTGTTATGGTTGAATCGTGGATTGTTACTGGTCCAATGGACAAAGTATATCAATTAGGATTTACAGAACAACAAGTTCCATTTGGTTCTTGGATTGGTGGTTATAAGATATTAGATACAGAAGAGGGTGATATGATTTGGAATGATTATATTAAGTCAGGAAAAGTTAAAGGTGCCAGTGTGGAGGGTGAGTTCTTATTAAAGTTCTACAAACAAGATTTTACACAAGAAGACATTATACTTGATGATATTATTAACATATTGAACCAAGTAAAATAGTTGTGTTTTTATATCACAACAAAACAAAAGTATATTTATTATACATAAACAATAAATTTAAATAATTTAAATTATGAACGCAAAACAAGCAATTGATAAAATCGCAGAATTGTTAAAATTTACATTCAAGGCTGAAAAATTCTATACAACAAAATTAGAAGATGGAACTGAAGTAACTAATAACCTAGACGAAGATTTGAAAATTGGTCAAGTATTGTATGTTGTAGGTGAATCAACACTTACACCGGCACCCGCTGGTTCGCATATAACTCGTGAAAATCTTAAGGTAACCGTTGATGCTGAATCAGTGATTATCGCAATTGAATCAGGTGACACCATCGCAGAAGATGCTGTTGAATCAAGTGCTGAAGAAATGGCAGAAGTAGGTAGTCCTGAATCAGGAATTACTGAAGAGCCAGCATCAGGAGTTGAAAGTGAAAACGATGGACTAGACAGATTATTAGGATTACTAGGTCCAATGATTGAGGAAATGACGAAAATGAAATCGGAAATGGAATCAATGAAAGGAAAAATGAGTGCTGATTTATTAGCATTAAAAAATGATTTCAATAGTTTTAAGAAATCACCAGAAAAGTTTTCTGTAATTGAAAAGAAAACTATGACTGAAACTTTTGAAGATTATAAGTTAGAACTTATTAAATCATTAAGAAAATAAACAATAAAAAAAACAAAAATTAATAAACATTATGGAAAAGAAAAAGTTTTCATTCAATTACGATTTAACAAACCTTCCTACATATAACTCATATGGTTCGGATATGTTAATCAAGGCAATTTTAGGATTAACATTACCTAAATATGCTACAATCAGACCTAACTTAAAAGGAACAACTGAAAAAGTAGGTTTTGTAACAAACGATGTTATCTTACAGGATTTATCTTGTGGATTTGACCCAACAGGTGATACAGTTCAGAACTTGGTTACCGTTGACTTATGTAATAAAAAAGTGAATCAACAATTATGTCCTTATAGTCTCTACGATACATACTTGAGTCAGTCATTAACTAATGCTAACTTTCAAGAAAATGTTCCATTTGAAGAGGTAATTTTAACAGATATTTCTAATAGAATTGCTAATCAAGTAGAAAAACAATTATGGCAAAACACAACTACAACTGGTGGAACTTATGGTTCGGCTTGTTTCGCTGGTGTTGGTCAATTAGTTACATCAGGTAATGGTGCTACTCAAATCGCTTACACTGCTTCTACAGCATCAAACGGTTTAGATGTATTTTCTGCTATCTACCAAAACATTCCTGCGAATGTATTACACAGAGACGATTTAGTTATCTTCTGTTCTTACGCTAACTACAGAGCACTTGTTGCTTCTATGAGAAATAGTTCATTCGTGAATTTATTTACATTAGATAGTGCTGGTTCTACTAGTGGTGAAGAATGGTCATTAATGTTACCAGGTTCAAATGTAAGAGTAATTCCTACAGTTGGTCTTGATGGTGTTTCAGCATATTATGCTGGACCTGCTGGCTATTATATGGTTGGTATGAACAGCGAAATTATGACCGTTAAATCTATCTATGACCCATTTGAAGACATCGTTAAAATTCAAGCGCATGTTACTTATGGTTTAGGTATTTTTGATGTGGCATCTTTCTGTCTTTGTAAGTAATCAATAGTGTCGTAAGGCACATAAAAAAATAAAATTAAAATAAAAATATATTATGGCATCTTGTTATATTCAAACCGGATACACTTTAGATTGTAGAACAAGTTCTACAGGTGGTTTAAAAACTGCTTGGTTCTTGGGAGGAGTTGGAAGTGAAATCACTGGTTATACTACATCAAATGGAATGGTAACTGCTATTGGTGGAACTGGAACTTGGTTTCAATTCCAATTACCAAAGCAATCCGCTTCATTAACAGAAAACTTGGGTGTAAATACTACATCACAGTCGGTAACATTCCAACCTGAACTGGTTCTGAACTTACCGAAATTAGACACAACATTACGAGATGTTGTGGTGGATTTGGTTTCACAAAACGAAGTATATGCTCTTGTAGAAGACAACAACAACCGTTACTGGTTAGTGTTCCTTGATAATGGAGGAATTGTTTCTGCTAGTTCATTACAAACTGGTATGGCTTACACAGATTTAAATGGAGCATCTGCTCTTACTATTTCTGGTGGTGAACCTACATCAATTAGAGAAGTAGATGTAACAACTACTATCGCAGCGGTATTCACTGCGGGTGGTTTTACATTCCAATCTTAATAATTAAAATTAAAGGGGGAGTTAAATGCTCCCCTTTTATTAGCCAAAAAAAAGTATTATATGATTAAATGGGGAGGTAAAAATTGGAGACCTGGTAGTCCTGCTAAAAGACAACCAATCAATCAATCTATTGAAGAGTTAATGAAACCTTTGGGTGAAAAACTACATAAGGGTAATGTGTGGCAAGTGGTAATGAATGTTCCTCAAGAAGCACCAAGTCCTAGTCCAACTAGTTCACCTATTCCTGTAACTCCGACACCAACAAACACACAGACACCTACTAATACAGTGACTCCTACTAATACAGTGACTCCAACACCAAGTGTAACTGCTACACAGACAGGCACACCAACACAGACACCAACAAACACAAATACTCCTACTCCGAGTATTACACCAACGAATACGGTAACTCCTACTCAAACTACGACACCAACCGTAACCCCAACCCCAAGTTCTACACCACCAATACCAAGTGGAACAACTGAAGCAAATGCTTATTTATCTGCTGTTGTTGCTGCTGGTGGAACTGTAACATCACCTATGTCTGCTGCTACAAGAACATTATTCACATCACTTGTTAGTAATGGATTGTATAATAAGATTATCGCTATGTATCCATATATTGGCGGAGTTTCCGCTTCTTGTAGTATTGAAGGTAAATTACAAACACAATATAATGTGACTTATAATGGTGGATTTACATTTAATTCATCAGGAGCTACTCCTAATGGAACTAACGGTTGGGCTACAAATAATATGTATCTTAATACGGCTATGACCTTAAATAACGCAACCTTGTTTACTTATCTTGGAACAGATAATCTTAGTTTCGGTGGTGATTATTGTCTTGATTTTGGAACTGCGGATAGTTTTGGAGTAAATGCGTTAATGGCGTGGATTGGTGGTTCATCACAACCAGACTCAAACTCTTATTTCTACAATAATGATGATTCAGCGACAAGAATATTCATAACAAATGCGGCATTAAATGGTGCTTTTGGTCTTTTTGGATATAATAGAACATCATCAACAAACTTTAATGTTTGGAAAAATGGTGTTAAATTGGCAACAAATACTAATACGAATACTCAAGTATTACCTTCAATTAAACCATTATACATGCCTTGTCCAGGTAATAGCATAATTACTTATGTTAGTAAATGGACAACAAGAAGACATCAATTTGATATTGTAATTCAAGGATTAAACGATACTGAAGCCGTGGCTTTATCAACAATTATAAACACATTCCAAACATCTTTGGGAAGAAATGTATATTAAAAAAATATGAAAGTAGTATTATTAACAGAACCAGAAAAAGATAGTTTAGTTGGACAATTAGTTCAACCAAATTGGTATTTTAATCCAGTATTAGATTGTAATAATAATTGGATTATATCAGAAGAAGAAGTTCAAAACTCAATTTATCCTGAACACGAATGGATTAAATCTATGCCATTAATTGATTGGTGTGAACCTGAAAGACCACCTATTCCACCAATAAACTAATATGTATGTAGTAGATGGAATTGCTTTTGATGAATATTATGTTGAAAGTGTTTTATTAAACCTTATCAGTTGTGTTATTACATTAAATGTTATTTATCATAAGGACCAAAAAAGAATAACAAGAACAAAACAATTTATATTTCCAACGACTTGTGATGTTGATATAAATGAATACATAAAAAAAGTAGAGACGATAATAAATGCCTGAAGTATTTTATAGAAAACAATTTAGTTATTATTTAGGGGAACAAAGAGCTATAGATGATATTGTAAAAGAATTTGTTCCAATTCCAAGTCCTACTCCTACCCCGAACTATTGTATGTCTGGTATTACAGATTTTACATTATGGTATTATACTGATTGTTGTGGAACTTATGTGTCAGGAACTACT